AGATAATGTTCGTTACGACAATAACAGTAAAATAGCAACTTTTGATGTAGCTGTTTATCCAACAAAAGATAGTAATAATCTAATTGAAAAGATTAGTAATAATTGGGTTAAAGTAGAAGCAGGAACTGATATGCTTGCTCAATGTTATACTAAGCTAAATCAATCAATTACTCAATTTCAAACTCGTATTACACAACTTGAAACTGAAATACCAACTACAGAAATCATTTCAGAAAAAGTACGAAAAGAAAATGATTTACGTAAACTTAAAATGAATAAAAGTTTACAGTTAGTAGGTGTAGAATGGTAATTGATAGCCATTTTAAAGCATATAATTAATAAATTAAGTTTTAGAAAATATATAATATGGAGGAAGTACTAACAACACAACAGATACTTATATATATCTTTGGTGCTGTACTGTCTAGTTCTGCTGTAACGGCTTTAATCAATCATGTGGTTAGCCGTTCACAGAACAAAGCAAAAGAAGAATTAGATAAAGCAAATAAAGATAAAGTAAATGCTGAAACAGATAAGATAGAAGTAGAAACGAAAAAAGAACTTACTGAATATCAGGATGAACAGATAGAAAAGTTATTGAAGAGAATTGAAGAGTTTAGAATTGAATTAGAAAAATACAAAGAAAATTATGCTAAAGCATTATCTAAACTTCAAACAGTATCAGAGGAACTTGAAGAAAATAAAAACCAAATGGCGGTAGTATTAAAGCTATTAAAGGTTCGCGAAAAAGAAATATGTAAACGTAAAGATTGTCCTAATAAAATAATATAATAGACAATGGTCAGAAGTTATACAGATAAACAAATACTCGATAGAGTTATGAGTTTACCAACATTTAAAGGTTGGCCAGAAGAAAGATTGGATGTGTGGATTCGTTCAAAAGCCGATTTATTCAATAAATTCGATGACAAAGTATATTCATTTGATTGTACATCAGGAACTCCGGTATTTAAAATGGTTATGACAGGAACAACAAATGCAGGTCGTGTAGGGCTTAAAAATTTTGATAAGTATAATCTATCCGGTTGTGCTGTTTTGAAGTCAGATATCATTATTTATGATAGCCATGTGTATGGTTTACATAAAGGTAAATATCCAGCATACATTCAAAATAAACCATGGCCATATTATCGCGATTCAGATAAGGATGATCGAGCAGAAGAAATCGGTCCTGAGTATAACAACATTATTGGCGCAAACTGTCATGCTGCAGGTGAAACTTCAGTAGTTATTGAAGATTGGTCAATTGCTTGTCTTGTAAGAAACATAAAAGCTAAATATAATTCATGGCTTACATGGATGAATAAAAAACCATTAACAGGTTGTATTCTAAAAGAATTTGATGTATGAAAAAATTGAATAAGTGGTTTGAGTCAACCAGAGTATATTGGTTAACATCTGAGTTAGTTAAAACACTATCAAATGAACCATCATATTTCTCAAAGAAAAGAATAGAATCAGCTATTGCATTTGTAATTGGTCAGCTTGGAATGGTTTTTTATATTTTAGTACACATACAAACAATGACTTTTACTGATTTGGGAGTATGGGCTGGAATAGAATTTTTAATTGCAGGATATACAGTAAATCAAATTCAAAAGGAAAAGAAAAATGACAACAACACAGAACAATCCGAACAAGAAGTACATTGAGTTATTGATATTAGTAGTAGTGGCTGTGGCTTCATTCTTTGGCGGTAGAGCAACGATTATACCTACAAATGAGATAAGATACATTAAAGGTGAAACAATTCGTGATACGGTACCTTTACCAGTTCCATATAAAGAGTATTATACAAAAGAGATATTGGTACCAATGAAAAAAGATACTGAATATGTGGATGGTAAACCGGTATTTATAACAATGAAAGTTGATACTGCAGCAATAATTCAAGATTACACCATTAAACGCGAATACGAGAAAATATTATTCGATAATAAAGAAAATGGTAAACTCACTATTGGTATGAATTTACAATACAATAAACTGCAGGATAATATCACTTATAAATTTACGCCGGTTATTCAACAAATTCAAAAAGAAAAATTACTAACACCATTTATAGGAGTTGATTATAATTCCTTTGGATATGTAGGAATAGGTGGTGGAATGTATTATCACAATGTAGGTATTGAAGGTAAATATATTACAAACTTTAGTGATAAAGGTTTTGAGATAGGTATGAAATATAAATTTTAAAATGAGTAGGATGGCTGATAACTGTCCTACTCTACTCATTTAAGAGAATTCTGTTTGAATACAGATTGAGAACAATATGGAAAATATAAAACTTACATATTTACAGGATATTTTTGAATTAGATAAAAATCTTGTTCCTGATTTTGATAAGAAATGTCTAACGAGAGATTTCATTAATACAAAAAGGTTCAGTCCAGTTATTTATGATAAAGATGAAGCTCAACCAGATAAAGATGATCCTGATTATGAAATATGGTGGCATGAGCAATATCGTCGATGTATAAAAGGATATATAGTACCTAATGCGACAAAGCGTGGTCATAATATATGGATACCCGGGCGTATGTATTTCTATTTAAACTTTTGGGTTATTCTTGCAAAGCTTGATGATGTTAAACGTAAAGATAAAAGGCATCCGAAATTTACATCATTAGATTACTTTAAATTCATGTGTATTGAGATGATGTTCCTTTATGAAAAGGATATTATGTTTCCAAAGAGTAGACAGAAAGGTTTTAGTGAATTTGCAGCAAGTAATATAGGATATAACTTTATGTTTATTCCAGGCTCCCAAAATGTAATTGTAGCAGGTCAAGGAAACTATGCAGAACACACAATGGGTAATGTTGTACGTGGACTTGATTGGCTTGGAGATAGTGAGTTTTACAAAAGAAGAACACCAAATAGAGCTGATTATATTAAATCATCTTATAGAGAAGATGTAATTGATGAAGAAACAGGAGAAAAGAGAACATTATACTTAGGATTTGGTTCTGAAGTATATTGTTTTACTGCAAAAGATAATACACAGATAATATCCGGTTTAACGCCATTTTGGATATTGTATGAAGAAATTGGTAAGTGGAAAAAGAATACACTTAAGGAGACATCAGAATTTGTTAGACCTTCACTTATAGCTGAGGGTGATAAAACAGGATTTCAAATGTTTATTGGGACCGGCGGTGATATGGATGAATCGGTTGCTGATGTTGAAGATATGGCATATCATCCTGAACAATATGGTTTACTTGAATTTGATAATATATGGGAAGAACAAGAAATTAATAATACAGGTAAAGTAGCGGCTTTTGTACCAGCTTATGAATTTGAAATTATAGATGAAGATGGTAATAGTTTAATCGAAGAAAGTATCAAAAAAATAGAAAATGAATTATCTTCAAAAAATACTACTGACAGATATATTGCATTAACAGCAAAACCATTTTATCTTTCACAAATGTTCATGGTAAGTAGTGGAAACTTCCTTGGGGAAACTGCTTTAGTAAGATTGAATGATAGGAAAAGATGGTTGTTAATACATCCTGAAGAGCAGGTTACTTTTAATGCTGATTTAAATTGGGTTGATGTTGCTGATTGGAGTAAAGGCGTAATTATGACTCCAAACTTAGAAGGTAAGTTTATCATACAGCAGAAGCCTGAAAATGATGGATATGGAAATGTTTGGCGTAATCTTTATAATGGTGCAACAGATAGTTATGATAAAGATGAAAGTAATAGTTCCTCATCATTGGGTAGTTGTACAATATGGAAAAATGCGATAGATTCAAAACATACATTTGATCATTGGGTTGCCAGAGTAACAGAAAGACCATCAGAAGATGAAGGAGGTAGTTATGCTTTCTATGAAGATACAATAAAACTTTGTATGTACTATGGAGAATGTGAAAATCTAATTGAGTACTCCAATGTATTGATATTTGATTTTTATAAAAGAAAAGGATTTGAATATCTATTACAAGAAAGACCGGTAATGGTAATAAGTCAATATGTAGAAGATGGTAAAGCAAGTCAGAGATATGGTATTGAGCAATCATTTATTCCTCATGCATTAAATATATGGAGAGATAGAATTAAACAGGATGATTACGCTATAATTGATAGAATGTATGATATAGTAATGATTGAAGCATTTGCAAAATTCAGAAAAGCAAAAAATTATAACTGTGATATAACAATTTCATGTGCTCTTAATTGTGCAAGTGCAATAGAAAAAGAAGAAGAAGGTGTATGGTCAGAAAAAGAAGATGAAGAAGAAGATTTTGGTGGCTATACCCAAGATATAAATGGTAATTTAAATTGGAATTAAAAAAAATAATATACTATGTTTCCTCAAAATTTAATAAATAGCGAAAAGAGAGATTCGGAATGGGTTAAGCAAGTTGCACGATATATTATCACAACCGGTGCATCTAATTTTTATGATGATCAGGTAAAAGATACAAAATGTTGGAATATATATCATGGTAAATCAAATAATAGTAAATTCAATTATCTTACACAAGTTGAAGGATTTACTTATCCTGCAAAATTGAGAAATATAGGCAATGAATTAGTACGTTCTAAATTAAACATTTTAGAGTCAAAACAAGCACGTAGAACATTCAGATTTAAAGCCTTTGCAATGGATGAACGTACACTTCAAAAGAAGTATGAAAATCGCGTTAAAGCGTACTTGACGTCTGTAAAAAATATGTATGAAGAAAGAGATGCAATGATTCAATCTCAAATACAGCAAATACAGGATAAAATGTCAGATATGCAAGAGCAATTGAAAGTTCAGCCAGAGAATGAAGAAATGAAAATGCAATTGAATGAATTGAAAGCTAATATGCCTTTAATTCAATTAGAGTTTCAAAAGATTATCCGAGCATTATCAAGAGAACAGTTAGATGCTCAACAACTACAATCAAAGATTGATTATTTCATTCTTAATTCCGAACAGGAAATTATGCAGCAAGTAGCAAACGCAGCTGTAAAATCTGCTATACAAACAGAAGATTTATTAGAACATTGGAACATTGGTTTACGTGAAAAGATATCCACAGGTAGACCGAGATATATTACCTATTATGATAAACGTAGAGAAGATATTTTCTTTAAACAGATATTTGCTCGAGAAGTATATTATAATCGCAATGGTAATAACAAATGGATACAAAATGGTGAATGGTGTGCTACTGAAGAATATATGAATGAAACACAAATACGTTCTGAATTTGAACTTACAGAATCAGAGAGTAATATTCTTCAATACTACAATACCGGAAATATAACAGCATTAAAAAACTATTCAGGTAATAGTGCATATTTTGATCCAGTTGAAGAAATTGATAATCAAAAATATGGTGGATTGAGTGTATGGCGTGTATGGTTTTTGGCACCAAGAGAGATTTATTATAGTAAATCACCGAACAAGCACAGACAAGGTGAATTCTTTTATAATCTAGCCGATAAAAATAGTAAACCTAAAAAAGACGAAGAAAGAAAACGCATTGTTATTTATGATATGTATCATTGTGTTGTTATTGGTAATTCAATATGTCTTGATATGGGTAAACAAGATATGATATTTAGACCACTTGATACTCCAGGACTTCCTACATTACCAATAGTAGGTAGAACATTTAATGGTATTGGTGAGAAACCATATTCATTGATATGGCGTGTTCGCGAACTTATTGAATTATATGATATTGTTAGTTATAAAAAAGAACTTGCAATAGCATTGGCCGGTGTAAAAGGTATGATAATGGATAAATCACAGAAACCGGATAATATGTCAGAAAAGAAATGGATGTATTATCGTAAATTGGGTACTATGTGGATTGAAACAATGAAAAAAGGTAGAAAGAATCCACCATCATATAATCAGTTCCAAAATTACGATGATACAATTTCTGATAGTATATCATATCTTGATAATGTTCTTACAGGTATTGATGCTATGATAGGAAAAGTGATGGGTATTACAGATGCTATGCAAGGTCAATTTGTAAGCAAAGATCCGGTAGCAAATGTAAAAATGTCAAATGAACAATCATCGTTAATATCAGAAATACTTTTCCATGAAAATGATAATACTTTTAATAAGGCATTAGAACTATATACTAATTTAAAAATTCGTTATGTATGGAGTAAAGGTAAAGTAATGAATTATATCAATAAGGATTTAGAGGAAGTTCTTGTACAAATACCTAAAGGATTTTTAGATGGTTCTGATTATCGTTTCTTTACATCAAATAATATTAAAGAAGATACAATAATTGAAGATTTACGTCAAGGTGCTTATCAGGCATGGATAAAATCAGAATTACCATTTTCTTCTATAGTTTCAATATTTAAGATTGATGATTTGACAGAAATGGAAAATCAATTAACTAAGATAAGTAAAGAAGCTGAACAGATTCGTATGCAGAATGCACAAGCAACTGAAGAAGCGCGTGGACAAGCTGACCAGAAAACAGCACAATTACAAGCTCAAATTGATATGCAATTAGCACAAGTGGCTAATGAAATGAAAGGTGCTGAAATGGAAATTAAAAAAGCACAATTGCAATTTGATCAACAAAAGTTTGAATGGGAATCCCAATTCAAAGAAAAAGAACTTCAAGTAAAATCACAATTAGAATCTATGAAAATAGCTTCTGAAAATGAAGTTGAATCGGCTTATTTACAAGAAGAAGGAAGGAGTAATCGTGTTAATGAAATGATGAAGCAATTCGAAATAAAAATTAATGCTATATTACAAGAAATGGGTATTAAAGCAGGTGAAATTCAATCGCAAAGAAAAGCTACTGTAGACATGGATAAAAATATGAGAAATAAAGTCAATATAAAAGATTAGAATTAAATAAATTAATCATATATTTGCAACGTTATTTATAATTGAACATCAAAATAATAAATTAAAGTAAAAAACATTATGTTTAAAGCAAAAGTAGAAAAAGTGATTGCTGAAATTCAATCTAAGAACAAAGACATTAAAGAGTTTCCATCTTTAATAGAAGTATGTAATCCAGGTGAATCTGGTTTCATACCAAGAACAATAGGAGAAACAGGTTATCTTTTACTTTGTCCAATAGATATAGATTATCGAAAATCTATAGTACAAGGTTCAAAACCAAGTTTATTTGATTATATGGGTATAAGTCCTTATATCATGATTGTTATGGAATCGGGTTCTCCCCTTTATAAACCATTTGATATTGTGCAATTAAACAGAGAAGCATTGCCTATTGGTCCTGATGGATTACCACATTTTACTCATATTATTGTAAGAGGAGCGTTAGTAATTCATTTATCTGACAGTTGTATTATTGGAAAAGATCAGTATCTTACTGATTTAGCAAAAAATGTTGAACTTTTAAAACCTATAGGAGATGCATAAATTTGAATTTTTCGTACTTAATGACGAAGTAAATGATGGAGGTGCTGGTGGTTTTGTTCAAGCTACAGCAACACCGGAAGAAATAGCAGCTAGATTATCTTCACCAGAGGGTGGATTTACAGAACCTGTTAAAGTAGAAGATAAAACTGAAACTAATGAACAAAAGACAGCTCGTGAAGCATTAGAACAACAAAATAAAAAGCCTGAAGCGTTCACTGAAAGCCCAATTTGGAACGTTTTTAAAGCAGATGAAGGTTTTGTTATGCCGGAGAATATGACTGCTGAAAACGAGCAGGAATTAATGAAACCATTTATTGCTAAGAAATTTGGTTTCGAAGCTCAGCCAGAACTTCATCCATTAGCAAAACAAATACAAGATATGGCAGCTACTAATCCTAATCTTACGATTAATGATTTAGTAAATGAAGTATCAGAACAATTTGTTGATGCAAGTAAAATGACAGTGGATGAAAAAATATCTTTTGATTTATATGCTCGTTATGGTGTATATGATGAAGAAAAAAATCCTGATGGATTAACAGAAGATGATATTAAGGAGCATATTGCAAAGCTTACTAAAATAGAAAAGCAAGAAGCTGCAAAAATTATTGAACAAAACATCAATGAGTATAATAAAAAACTCACAGATGATTATCAAGAAAAAAATAAAGAAATTTTTGAAAAGGAATATGAAAATATTGTTGCCAAAACAAAAGAGCATATTTCTAAATTAAAAATAGATCTTTCAAAGGTGGATAGTGTTTTTGGTGTTCCAGTCAATCAGGAACTTCATTCTAAATATCTTGAAGAATTTGAAAGGATTGTAATACCAGATAAAGCAACAGGTCAACGTGGTTTAGATGAAATATTGTCAAACGATATTTTATTATATAAAGCGTGGTTGATTATGACTAAATTTGGTGAAGATAAAGTTATTGAAATGATAACTAAGGGACGCGAAAACGCCAAAGAAGAACTATTAAAAAAGTTAGAAATAACTCCTAGTTTTTCAAGTGGTAATTCGAGAGAATTTGTTAGTGGAAAAGAAGTAAATTACGAAGAAGCTGCAAAACTTCTATCAATTCCACAACGCTAAAATAATCCTTTTAAATAAGAAAAAATGAGAATAATACCAGGAACTCCAAGAGAGTTCGCAAATGAAACTCCTACGACATTACATATGTCGAAATTTATTGCTAGTTCACCTGAAATTTTACCACAGGTAACTACATTATTTGATAAAAACGTTTCTGCTTTTAGTTCGCTTTTAGCACGACGTAATATGTTCACCGGTAAACTTGCTGATCCTTTGAATCCTAAAACTGGAAAATATAAAGTTGTAGGTAATCGCAAAGTAATGTGGAAAGTTGAAGGTTATCCTGAACGCAAAGCTCGTATTGTACAGGCTGCTACATGTGTTGCATCTCCAACATATAAAGGTAAATTCCAAACATGGATTGATTTGTATCTTGATATGAATTGGTTCTCACCTCGCGACGTACTTGAATTAGCAGACAATCAATCACAACTTTATATTGCTGAATCACAACTTCCACAAGAAGTTTCTGCAGGTGTATTTAAATATCGCGTAAAAGTAAATACAAATGACAATGCAGCTTATATACCTGATGGTTTATTAGCAATTGGTCAGGAAGTATCTATCAGCCATACTCAATTTGAAGAAGCTTCTGCAACCGGTTACGAAAAATATACTTTCAACAATGATATGGCATATACTCATATGACCATTCAGCGTTTGAAATGGAGTGTTACCGGTTCTGCCGATGAATACAAACCATCTGCTCGTTGGATTGAACATAATGGTGTAAAAATGTGGGTTGATCAAGCTGACCTTGAAACGTTTGAACGTGCTGCACGTTATCGTGAACGTCAGATGATTAATGGTAAATCTACCGTTACAGCCGATGATAAAGTATTGCTTAAAACGTCAGAAGGATTTGATGTGATGGCTGGTGATGGTATCTTAAATCAAGGCGATGGTGCTTGGAGATTACCATATAATGTATTGACATTAAAATCCATTGATACTATCATGGAAAATATTTCTATCTATTCAAGTGGATGGGGTACAGAAGTCGCTGTTATTTGTGGTCGTCAATGGTATAATGAATTTGCTTCATTGATGCGTTTACAGGCTGGTATTGATCCTAAAACAGTTGTTGTTGATGGTAATACAGGAAAAGGTATTAATCTTGATTATACCTCTTATACAATGGGTGGTGTAACTATTATCCCTACTGTAGTTCCATGGTTTGACAGTCCTACTCGTGCTACCACTTACGGTATTGATGGTACACGTAATTCATCTCACAATGCTATCTTCGTTGCACTTGGTGATATTTCAATGAATCAACCAGCAGTTGAATTATTGGCACTTGGTAAACGTTCATGGTTAGAAGGTGAAATCAATGGTATCAACAAAGGTGGTGATATGGCAAATTCTATTGATGCTCGTCAAAAACATGTACTTTGGGAAACCGGTGTTGCAATGTTGGATATCAATGGTATTGCTGAATTATATCGTCCAGTAAAATATGATTAATAATTAATTAAAAAAATTCAAAGGTAATGGCAAAGAAAGAAAATAATGTGGAACTTACAGAAGAACGTGTAAAGATATACGGTGTAAGTTTAAAACACAAGGAGAAGCCGTTTTATGCTACAGGTATAAATGACCCTAAAAGTAAAAAAATGCTTACAGGTCAGGAAGATTTAAGTCCGGAAGAGCTTAAAAATCAAGGATTGATTATTGATCCTAATGCACACTACATGATAAGACATAATGATGAATTAGTTTTATTGAAAAAAGGTGATGTTTATGTACGTAATGAAGCGTATGCTTTATATAATTTATATAAACTTCAACCCAATATTGCTCATTCAAGAAATGAAGTTATCCAAGGTGTCCATGATTTTTATATGCAGAATTTAGAAGCAGAAGCGGAAGTGAAAATTTCAGCATCTAAAGCTAAAGCTAAAGCAGGTGGTAAGGTGGCCGATATGAATTTGACAGATATGATAAATATGCTTTATTTCTTCGGAGAAAATGCAGCTATGTTGTCAAATAGGGTTGCTGAACAACGTGTATATGAATTAGCTGAAACAGCACCAACAAAAGTACTTAAATACTTTGATGACCTTGATGAAAATCAAAAAGTTGTTTTTGTTAAGAAAATATTATCTAAAGGATTTATTTCTAAAGCAGAAGCAAGTGGTTATTTGATGTACAATAAAGTTGTTCTTGGTGCCAATGAATTCGAGGCTGCAGCTTTTCTATATGACAATAAAAATGAGTCAATTTACATTCCATTGAAAGATATGTTGGATAAATCCAAATAACAATAATTATGGCTGCAATTAAACATATTGATATGTACAAAGATTTCCTTGCATTAGTTCGGAAGTCAAGAGTTGGAACAGTAAGTCCTATTGAATTTACTACATTCTATAATTTAGCAACAGAGGAAGTAATTTCTCAAATGTTGGAAGTTATGGATTTGAATAAGAAATTCATGAATAATTTGTTGCCTTTGCGTAATACATCGGCCCAATTGGATATTACTTTAGATTCAGCTTTAAGTACACGATATAGAACCGGTGTTTGTGAAACTCCGAATGATTGTAGACGTATTGCAAGAGTTACTGTAATTATTTCATCTACTGTTATTGCAAAAACTAATTTGATTAAATCAAATGAAGTTAGTGAAATAGTAGATGGAATATTCAGTAAGCCTACAAGCAAAAATTGTTATTATCATTTAGAACGAATTAGTAATACTGATAAAGTAAGACTATTTGTTCCTAATATGAATTATGGATCAACTCCTATTACATATCCGAAATGTATATTAGAGTATTATTCATCTCCGGCAATAGTAGCTGTTGCTGATGTAACCCTTGATGAGAGTACTAAGGTAAGTGTGTTTAATAAAGAAACTTGTACTATGATTATTAATACAGCTGTAAGGATGTATTTAGAAAATGTTCAAGATGCTCGATATTCAACATACAATAATGAATTAAAACAAAAAAATTAATACTTTTATATTATGAGTAATCTAACTCGTCCTACCATGGACGTATTATTAAACACATTATCAAATGATGACTTCGGTGTATATTTTGATGGTAGTGCAAAACATTTAGTTTTGAAAAAATTAGGTTTTGACTTTGTAGGTGCAAACTCTACTGCTGTTATTAAACGTAACACAGCTGGTCAAAAAATGGTAAGAACACTCGTTCCTGCATGGAAATGGAGTGGTGAATCTTCTCAAATGTTTGAAATCGAAGTAACTCGTCAACCATTATTTGATAGTACTCCTGAAAATCAGCATCCTATTTCTCACAGTTATCAATTCCTTATGAGTAGCTTTACTACTGATACAGTTGGTACTTTGAATGCTGCTGATAAGAATACTATCATGGATGGTTTAATCGCTGCTGTTACTGCCGATACTCAATTAAACGAAAATGCAGTATTAACCGGTGCTTGTGTAGTTGCTACTAAAACAGCCGCTGATGATACTGAAGGTGCTGTTGTTGTTGGTGCGCTTATCTTTACAGCTAAGAATGTTGGTGATATTTTCACTGTACGTACTTACGATGAACAATTCACACAAGCAGTACTGCCTACTACACCACAGATTAAAGAAAAGCTTCCAACTGTTGATATTCAACGTATCTTCTCTATTAAAGAAGAAAATGTAGGTCAGGCTATTGAACTTCCTATTGCTGGTGTTGCTTATGCTTGTATTACTATTTCAACAAAAACACAATTTGTAGGATTGGATTTGTTAGGTGGTATAGGTCAGGTAGTAGAACAGAAATTGAACATTTATACTCCGGTATCTCAATTAGCAGTTGATGTTGTTGACTTACCTGCGAATAGTAGTGCTAATACTAATGGTATGGCAGGAACTACAGTAGATTCAACAATTGTAGAAACACTTACAGATGTATTTGCTTCGATTTCTGATTTGGATGCTTAATTGTTGTTTTGTTTAGTTACTTTAAAAGGGTAGGTGGAGAAATCTACTTACCCTTTTTTATTAAAGCATAATATTATGATTACATTAGAAAGTATAGTAGAAAGTATTAAGATACAGATTAAGCCACATCTAACGGATGATGTTATCATACATGATGCTTGGTTGATAGAAATGATTAATGAGAGTAGAGGTGCGCTTATGCGTTCATTGTTTACTTCTGGTGATAACTTTATTGCGTTCTTTCAAGAATATACAAGAACACTTGATGATTTCAATGCAAACTTTAAAAAATTTGTATTACCATCAAAGTTAATGCAAGGTATTGGTAAAAAGAATATATTGTATTTTGGTCCTGAAGAAATGGGTGCTCCAACATATCATTATTGTTCATTCGAAGAATTGATGAATTATAATTATCATCGTTTCGGCGCCAGTAAATTAGCATTTGCAGATATGGGTACTTATTTACAAGTTAGAACAAATAGTAAACCAACATTGGTATTGAAAGCTATATTTGAAGTACCAAATGATTTTGATGACTTTGTATATGAAACAAGTCCATATCCTATTGGAGAGAATAATGTTCGTCAATTAGAGATTATTACATTTCAGCATATAGCATCTAAGCTTGGTATGCCGGTTGATTTAATCAATAATGGTATGGATGAAACAAAGAACGCGAGTGTAAATAAGCAAGTACAACAGTCTGAACAACAACAACCACAAGAACAACAACAATGATAAATCAATCTACCGGACAGGAATTATGGTTATATATTGAAACATTTATTGTAGTAGATGGTAAACCATTTGATGAAGGAGTTACATGGAGTGATTATAGTGTCAATGAAGATGGTTCTTATACGATACACAGCGATATTTCTGGTGAAGTGAAGGATTATATCATTCCAAAAGAAAATGCTTTAGAAACTAATAGATTTACTAGAGCAACAAATATCCCTACACATGAATGGAAATATCGAAATAGCACATCAGATGTACGTGATTATATTAAAGCTACAAAAGATTATCTTGGTATAGAGATTACTAGTGAGCCTACATTCAGAGATGGTCCTAATCCACATAAAAAAGGTGAAGAACACATTTAAATATTTATATTATGCCAATCAATAAAATCTATTCTGACATAGTTCAGAAAAATGACAATACAAGAATAGCTTCAAATAATAAGCTACAATCATATAAATATAATATTACTCCGTATAAAGGTTTTTCTACAGATAAAAAAACGAAGGAGATGGAAGTTAATTCAAGTAATTTTCTTGTGAATTGGTTAGGCAATAGGCAGGAACAATTAAAAGAAAATACAAATGGTTTAAATTATAGTAGATTAAAAACCAGTAAATTCAAAGAATTAATTGGTGATGATAATGATACAAAATTATTAAATCCAAATGAAGAACTAAATAGGCAATTAAAATCATCCATTAACGCAAAAACTTATTTAAAAGGTACACATGAAACATATAAAAAATTAGTCGAAGATAGAGAAAGGATAAAAAATAATCCTAACATAAGTAATAAAGTCAAAAATGAGTTACTTAAAGAATTCAATTTCAAAGACGAATATTTTCCTAAAAATTCAGAAGCTGCTGGTTATTATTTTAGAAATGATGTATATGTAGATAATAAATATTCTCCTGAATCAACGAAATCAATACATCTTCACGAAAAAGCACATGCTCTTAATGCGTATCCACAAGAAAATAAAATAGAAGAAATACTTAAAACTGCTGTTATAAATAGAGAATCAAAAGCCTATGAAACAAAAATGCCTGAAGAATATTGGGATAGACCAACTGAAGTATATTCAAGATTAATGGAATTCAGAAAAAACAATAATATAGATCCAAAAAGAAAGTTTACTATTGATGATATGAATCAATATAAACCATATGATCGAAATTTGTCTAATAGTATGTTTACTGAAGAGCCATTAAAGTTATATCAAAAATTAAATTTCTTAAAAGACAAAAAAGATAGAATATATAGAAACCAACTATATTTACCAAATCAACAAGGCAGAATAAATATTATAAACAAAGAAATAGAAAGAATAAATAATGAATTAAAATTACATAATCCTGTTGATTCAGGTCGTGAATTATTTGATAGATATGACAATAATACAATGTTACGATTATTAAATGAAGTAGCATATAATGATAGCAAAAAACAAAATTCAATCTTTACAATAGGTCTGACTTAATGCAGAAAGTACTAACTAGAACGCATATTCAAAAGAGGTTTAAAGAGTTTGAGAGAGAGGAATATGACTATCATGATGTCATTAATGAAGATAATGCGTTAGGACAAAGGAAAACAGTATATATAGATACTGTACTAAGGAAGAGGTTAAAGCATGTATCATTTAAAATGGATACACATCCTAAGAGTTTTCAAATACGAGGGATGGCTTATAGAGTATTTTTTGCCTGGATGAGTATAATAGTTGAGGAGCTGTTTGCCGGCAATAAGATATTCATTAAAAAAGTTGGAACATTATCATTAGAAACACTACAATCGGTTGCTCGATATAAAGGTGTTAAAGAAGATAGATACAGGTCCAGAGATAAAGGTTTTTACACTAAGATACGTTGTGATTACGTTATTCCACCGAGTAAGATGAAATACAGTTTTCCATACATATCATTTGGTAAATACTATAAAGAGAAAGTATATAAGTTAGAAGATAAAGGAATAAAATATTAATATGAGAAAGCTACCATATCAACCCTTTGACGAAGAAGATTATCAAATTATGGAACAGATAATCAAAGAAAAAGATAAAAAGTTTAGACCAAATGAAAAATATATCAAAACTTCAAGAGAGATTACAATACAACGTCCTTATGATAAAATAAAGTCTATAGTTGAAGAAACTTAAATAATTATAGTTATGCCAACATATATTCCCAAAATGGTGAATGATGCTATACGCAAGCAATTACCAAAAGAAAAAATAAATCCTATTGCACTTACTGTTGAACAGATACGCAATATGAAATATTTTGGTTCTTTAAATGCTCCTGAAAATAAAGAAACAAATTTATCGCAAGGCAGAAAATTAACTCCTGCTGAACAACAAACATCTGATAAAAAGTTGAATGAACAAGGTAAATTGCAAGCTTATCAAAAACAAAAAGAACAAGATGCTAAGAATTTAGAACGTGCTGCAGAAGTAGCGCCTTATGTAATTCCTGGTATAGCTCAAGCTATGTGGGCTGGTGTAGCAGTTGATTTAGCAACTAATAAACTTTCTAAAGATAAATATAAATCATGGGGCGATATGGTTGATAAAAATACAGGAAGTGGTGAGTTTATTGGAGATTTAACTAATCCTGGATATTATGCTGGTGCATTTCCTAAACTTATTGGTAAAGGATTGCAATCTACTAGTAAATATGCTTTACAGAAAGCAGAGCCTTATCTAATAGGAGATAAAAAGATACCGTTATCATCATATAGTCCAAAATTAAATGCAGTTGAAGATTTTGAAAAGTATAAATTTAGTGGAGGATATAATAAGACAAAAATTCCAATTACAGAAAAGTCAGTTTCAAGAACAGTCGATCCTGCTATGCCAGCTAGAAGTATGCCGATAGTAGATATATTTAGACTTCAATTACCAACAACTAAGACAGGCCAATTGGGATATGGACATAAATATCGTAGTATTGGAGGAATTAATGGATTAACGCATATAAGAAATAATAATGCAATTATACCACCAAAAGGATCTGCATATAATAAAACTGGTTCAGTTTATTGGTCTCAAGATATGCCATTAAGAGAATATACAAAAGATAGTCCATATTTATTAAGATATAACGAAAAAGGTGATTATAATTTTGGCAGAGGAAATTTTGATAATCCTACTTCAAGAAAAAATGATCCAATTAAATTTACAGATGATAACATTGATCTATTTGTAAGATATCCATTTACATCTAAGTATAAAAAAATTGGAAAAACAGAAGAAGAAATTGCAAAGTCTATTCCAATAGCACAAGCGCATATATTAGAAAAATCAGCAAGAATAGGCGTAAAAGGAGCATTAGGTTATTATGCATATAAAAAATACAATTCAAAACAAAATAAAAAATAATAATGGATACAAACAATAAATTTTTTACAGCAGCTGAAATATATGTCAGGCTGCTTTCTTCTTTTCCTAAGAAGGCTTCAGAGATAAGTAAAATCAATGTTATGCGTTGGTGTAGTGAAGTAGTAACAGAATACTTGACTGATCCTGTTGGAATGGAACCACATTACAAAGTTCAATTAGGAGTAAAAGAATTAAATGGAACAGTAATACATTTAAAATCTATTACCGAAAAACCATTAGTAGCTTATACCGATGATTACTATTATAATTCTACTACTAAAAATGTAATGAGAGTAAATGATGGTGGTGATCCGGATGTAATTGAAAATAGTACAATAGTTTTATATGAGTTTGAAGGCACTTATTATAAATGGGATAGTTCACTTACTAAAATATCATATCGTATTGTAGATGGTAAAGTAGAACTTCCTACTGATGTATTTAAATTAGAGGCTGTTTACGACCAAAATAATCAGTTGGTGAAGGATTGTGTCAACCAAGGACAATACGTTCATTTTTCGACACTATACACACCAACAGAGGTATATATTGATTATTATTCTATTCCGGTTGATGAAGATGGTTTTCCATTAGTAAAAAGAGGGTATGAAGCTGCCTGTTATGCATATTGTGTTTATAAGATGTTTGAAGAAGATGCATCAGTTATTCCACCGCGTATTCAACAATGGAGATGGTTACAAATAGTAGATGATAAGGAACATGAATTAGGCGCTGCAAGAAGTAGTTGGTCCGACCTTACTGATAATGATATACGCGATATTCATAACTATATCATCGATCCAAATTATAAGAGATTTATCAATAAAGATTTTCGTTCTATTGTTGATAAAAGTGATTTAAATAGCAACTCTAATATTGAATAATTATGCCAGTAAATAATCGATTATACAATCAAGTAGCAATTCAAAAAAATGATGCTACTTCAATTTATAAGCCTGAATTTATACGAACATTTAAATTACCAGTTCATCAAAACAGTAAATTGACAACTTCAGATAGAAATGATTTTGAACCTTTAAAAAATTCTAATGTATCTTATCTAGATGATAGAAAAAAATTAAAACCAATTCAAGCAACCTATGATAAAAATCCAAATATTCCTTTTTATGGTGATACACAAATAATGGATTATAGTAATTATTCTCATTTTAATTCAGCTTTTCGTAATGCTAAACTTGACGGGAATAAGCAATTTTTATTTAAAGGGAAACGGTTTTCAACTAATCTAATATCAAAAGAAGAAAGTAATGCATATCTTGAAGGTAAAAAATTTGTGAACGATTTATTGAATAAGCAATTAGAAGAAGAAAAACAAGATTCAATAAATAAACGAATTGTATTATCAAATAATGAAGTATATGATGGTACTGGATATTTAGGACAAGAAAGAAGAAATGGTTTAAGAGAAAGTTTAATATCATTAAATAAACCTTCTTATTTTAGTATTACTAATCAAAAAGGTAAAATGAATGCAGATGGTTATTGGAGTCCAGAAGCAAATTCTTTATACATTTTATCAAAAAAAGATAATCATGATATGAATGTTTCTACATCTGTAGAAGAAAATTCTCATAAAGCAGATAATTTTTCTATTGTTAACGATACTAAATATAATAAATCATTTGATTTTGATGAACTTAAGAAAGAAATAAAAAAATATCCATATTCATATAGTCAAATTAAAAATCAAGTAGATTTAGATTATTTATCAGATAATAGTGAACGTTATGCTAAAATGAATGCTGCAGCTAAATATATTATTGATAAAGACATCAAATTAAATGATGATTCAAAAATGTTTGATTTGAGATATGCTTCTAAAGATAGTAATGTGCCATATAATATATCACAAATATTACAATTATATTCAGGACGTAATAATGAAAATATAGCTCTTCAACTTTTAAATGAAAGAATTAAATACTTTAATAAATAATCATGGCAAGTAAAAATTTTAATTTGTTCAATAACGTATCAGATATGTTAAGGACATTCATTGACAGAGATAATATACCGGTAAAACCAACAAATGTAGGTGCAGTAGATTTTGGACAAACAATCTATCAAAAGAATATCACACCTATGACATTAAAGAATGATT